TACGGACGCGGGGGAGACGCTGGAACAGGTCATCGCCCTTCTGATCGAGCCAAGCCTGTGGGCGAATATCGGGCCATCGACGGCGACCAAGCGCCAGATCATCGAAATGGCCTATGAGGAATGTTCGCTCAGCGGCTATGAGTTCGACGTATCGCCTGACGAAATATTTACCGGCCTGCGCAAGTTGGACGCGCTCATGGCGGAATGGCGGGCATCGGGCAAAGACCTGAATTACAACGCGCCTGCCGTCTTCGGTGAAGGCGACCTTGAGGATTATGCGGGCATCCCCGATGCCGCGATCAGCGGAACGTCGATCAGCCTTGCCATGGCCATTGCGCCGCAGATGGGCAAGTCGATGAAGGCGGAAAGTGCCAAGCGTCTTGCGCTGGGGATGCAGGTTATCCGGGCCATGTGCGCGCGTATGCGGGATATGGGCTGGGCGCGCTCTACCGTGGCCGGGGCTGGAAATCGCACATGGTATGGCGGCAATCCCTTCATGCTTACAAGGGGGTGGTAAATGAGACTGCCCCTGCTGCAAGGCATCTATGCGGACGCGGTTTCCGACATGCTGGAATCGCCGCCGGTCAACATGGAACCCGTCATCATGGATGCGGAGAATGGCCTGTCTGAGGGCTATCTTCGCCACGCCTATGGCATTACCGGCTTTGCGGTCGGGCCGGGCGCGGATCGTGGTGCGATCGACTGGAACGGCGTGTGCTACCGGGTGATGGGGACGAAGCTGGTCAGTGTCCCGCTTGGTGGAGAGCCGGTTATTCTGGGTGATGTGGGCGGGACGGGGCAAGTCTCGCTCGACTATTCGTTCACGGACCTGTTCATAGGGTCATCCGGGCGGCTCTATTACTGGAACCCGTCCGATGGCTTGCGGCAAGTGACGGACCCCGACCTTGGTGTCTGCGTCGATGTTATCTGGGTGGACGGCTATACGATGACCACCGATGGCGAGTTTCTCGTCGTGTCGGAGTTGAATGACCCGTCCTCGATCGACCCGCTGAAATATGGGTCATCGGAAGCGGACCCCGACCCGGTTCTGGCGCTCATCAAGGTGCGCGGCGAGGTCTATGCGATCAACCGCGACACGACCGAAGTGTTCAACAATGTCGGCGGAAGCGTGTTCCCGTTCCAGCGCAATGTCGGTGCGATGATCCCTTATGGCGCGGTAGGCACCCATGCCAAGGCCGCGTTCATGGAGACGTTCGGCTTTGTCGGCGGCGGCCGGAATGAGGGTATTGGCGTCTATCTGGCTGGATCGGGGACGGCGCAGAAGATTTCAACGCGCTCGATCGACATCATGTTGCGCGGACTGTCGGCAGAGGATCAGGCGGGGATCGTCTGCGAAAGCCGGGTTGGCGATGACGATCAGCGGTTCATGGTGCATCTGCCCGACCGGACGCTGGTCTATCATGGCAGCGCGTCGATGAAGTCTGGGCGGCGGGTGTGGACGATCCTGGCATCCGGCGTTCAGGCCGCAAAAGCCTATCGCGGGCGCAATGGCGTGCTGACGCAGGGTCAATGGATGGTTGCCGACAGTGACGGGAATATCGGCACGGTCGATCACCGTATCCCTTCGCATTTCGGGGAAGTGACCGGCTGGCGCTTTGACAGCATCGCCCTGTTCAATGAGGCGGGACGCGGGATTGTCCAGTCGGTGACGCTTGCGGGCCTGCCGGGGCGTGCTGCTGGCCCGATTGGCCCCTACGGCGATAGCGTCATGCGCGAGGTGACAGACGGTTCTCTGCGCGTGAGCGATCAGGCGGGGCCGGATTATCGCGTCGTGTCGCGCGGGACGCTGGGGCGCTATGGCGTCGAACCGGTGGCGTTCCTCTCCTATACGACCGATGGCGTGACCTATGGTCAGGAATATGGCGCGTTCACCGGGCGCAAGGGGCAGCGTGACAAGCGCATCCAGTGGCGTCGGCCTCGTCGCTTCGATAGCTGGCTGGGTATGCGGTTTCGGGGTGCCGACGATGGCATGGCCGCGTTTGCGCGCATGGACGTTGTGGTGGAGGCGCTGGGTCAATGATGATCTATGACCTCCAGCGAGGCGACCTTGCCAAGTTCATCAAAGATCCGCGAACCTTGCGGGCGTTTGAGCAGATGGCGGCAAAGACCGGCGTTGCACCGGGCAGCTATGGAGACGGCTCGCATCTTCTGGCGATCACGATCGACGCCAATGGCCGGGTCACGTCCGTCGAAGCGATCGACCTGACCACAGACGGGGTGACGGAAGCGTCGAACCTGTATTTCACGCAGGCGCGCGCGCGGGATAGCGTGAGTGGCGGAACGGGGATCGACTATGATGGCGCGACCGGAGAGATCGCGGCGGACGTGGCCTATTTCGACGGGCGCTATGATCCTCTGCAAACCGGCGTCCGCGCATCCATCCGCACCGTCACCAGCGCGCCGACCATTGGGGTGGCCGACCAGACGCTGCTGTGCGATGCCACGTCCGCGAGTTTCGTCGTGCCGCTGCCATCGGCTGTGAGCATGGTGAACCGCATTCTTGTGGTGAAGAAGATCGACGCCAGCGTGAATACGGTCACGATTGACCCGAACGGCGCGGAATTGATCGACGGTGCCGCGTCCGTGGTCATCAGCGTCCTGAACGACAGCTACACGATCCAGAGCAATGGTTCGGGGTGGTGGGTGCTATGACCTATGTTTCGGCAGCGGGCCAGTTGGCCGCGATCCAGGCAGAAATGGAAGCGCTCGCGTCTGTGGTCGATGAAAAGGCCGATGCCAGCACGGTGCCGACCATCGCAAACGAGATACCGCAACCGGAAGTGACCGGAGGGGCTGCTGGGTGCGGTCATCACCGGGGTGAACAACATCGTGGCAGCATTGACGGGCTTCAACATATTCGGCGGGACGGCGAGCGGCACCGCATTTTCGTGCATCGCGGTTCAGAGATCGGACGTATGATTTACCTTGGGCGAATGGAATAGGCTATGGGACTGTTCGGGAGCATTTTGGGGTCGGCTGCGTCCATCATCGGCGGCAGTTCGAAGAAGAAGGCCGCGAAGAAGGCCGCCGAAGCGCAGGTGCAAGCCGCGCAGATGGCGATTGACGAGCAGCGCCGCCAGTTCGACACGACACAGCAGAATTTCGCGCCTTACATGGGAGCGGGAACGGAAGCCCTTGGCGGCATTTCCGACCTTCTGGGCCTGTCCGGTGGTGACGCGCAGCAGAGCGCCATTTCCGGCCTGCAATCGTCGCCCGCGTTCAGCAGTATCGTGGGTGCGGGCGAGAACGCGATCTTGCAGAACGCTTCGGCGACCGGGGGGCTTCGTGGCGGCAACACGATCGACGCGCTGTCACGGTTCCGGGGTGACACGCTGACGAACCTCATCAACAGCCAGTTGGGCAACCTTGGCGGGCTGGCGAACATGGGCATGGGATCGGCGGGTCAACTTGGCCAGTTTGGTGCCAATGCAGCCAGCCAGATCGGGTCAAACCTCAACCAGCAGGGTGCCGCAAGGGCCGGTTCGTATCTGGCGCGCGGCAACATCACCGCGAACCAGTGGCAGGCTGGCGCTGACGGGCTGGAGAGTATATTCAAGTCCATATTCAGCGGCGGGGGGCTTTGATGGTTGAACCACTAAACTACGCGGCCCTGCTGGGGACGGACAATTTCGTCAGTCCGCTTGACCGGGAATTGCAGCGGACACTAACCCAGACGCAGAACCAGCAGGCGCAGGTGCAGACGCAGGCATTGCAGCAGCGTATGCAGGCGGAACAGGCGGCGCAGGAACGGCAGAAGGCGTATGAGACGAGCCTTCAAGGCGTGCTGGCGAGCGGCGATCAGCGTGAATTGTCGCGCCTGCTGGCCCGCTTCCCGGAGAACAAGGACGCGCTCAAAGCGTCGTGGGATCAGATGGACGCGCTCGAACAGCGCTCCAATCTGAGGCAGGCCGTTGGCGTCTGGTCGGCGCTTAATTCGGGCAACACGGAAAGCGCTATCAAGCAACTGGAGGCGCGGATTACCGCCGACCGTCAGGCAGGCGAGGACAGCAGCGAGGACGAGGAACGCCTTACCATGCTGAAATCCGGCAATCCGTCACAGATCAATCAGGTCAAGGGCGAACTGGGCTTGTTCATGGCGTCGGTGGTGCCTGAGAAATTCGCGTCCGTGGTCGAGCAGCTTGGAACCGGCAAGGATGGTGGTATCAAGGGGCAAGTTGTCGGGCGCGCCATTGGTCACTATGACGAGAGCGGCAATTGGGTAACGGATTACCGCGATCCCGAACCGGGCTTTACACTGTCTCAGGGGCAGACGCGGTTTGAGCCGGGGCAGGGCGGCAGCGGCTCGTCTGGCGGCAATTCTCGCGGTGAACGCAACGGCAATCCCGGCAACATCAAGGATGGCCCATGGGCGCAGGCGCAGCCAGGATATATCGGCAGCGATGGCACGTTCGCCAAGTTTGAACCCGGCGCGGGTGCGGCAGCTCAGGAGCGACTTCTGGCGCAGAATTATGTCGCCAAGGGCTTCGATACTCCTGCCAAGATCGTCAACCGCTATGCGCCTCCGGGAGAGAATAGCGGCGCGTCAATCGGGAACTATATCGGCTATGTCGCGCGCAAGTTGGGTATCGGTCCAAACGATCAGGTGTCTCAGGCGCAAATCCCGGCACTGGCACAGGCGATGCGCGAATTTGAAACCGGCAATACGGGTGGCGGCGCTGCTACAGCGGTCGCAAGCGTTGCTGCTGCGCCGAAGGAAGGCCCGCAGCAGGCGCGCCAAATGTCGCCGCAGGAAATTCAGGCCGCTGGCCTCGATCCCGCGCAGTCGTGGTATATGCAGCCCAACGGCATCCCTACCGCGATCAAGGGCGGGGGGCAGGCTGGCGGTGCTTATTCGCAGTCTGCGATGGACGCTTTTGACCGCGCCATCGGAACCGCGAACCGGCTGAAAAATCATCCAGGTCTTTCCGCTGCTGTCGGCCTCAAGGGGCTGTCGGGCGGGCTTCTGGGTGGGTGGGTTGTTCCTGGCACCGATGCAGCGGACTTCGGCGCGGAACTGGACGCGATGAAGGCGCAGGTTTTCCTCCCCATGGTGCAGTCCATGAAGGGCATGGGTGCCTTGTCGAACGCGGAAGGCGAAAAACTCACGGCGGCTATCGGCGCGTTGTCTCCGAAGCAGAGCGAGAAGCAATTCACCTCGTCGCTGAACAGGATCATCGCCGACCTGCAAACATACAAGCAGCGCGGGATGCCTTCGAGTAACGCTCCCGTCCGCGTTCGCTCGGTGCAGGAAGCCAATGCGCTCAAGCCCGGAACGCTCTACATTGCCCCCGATGGAAAGACGAGGCGTCGATAATGGCTCAGTGGCCCGGAACGGTTGTCGAGGATAGCGAGATTGGCGCGCAGCAGATCGCGCCCGTCGCCCCTGCCCAGCCTCAGAGGCAAGAGGCGGCATTCCCCGGCGAGGTGGGGCAGGACGTTGACCGCTCGACCGGGCTGGATGCTTATGCGGGCGGAGGGGCCGTGCCAGACGAAGGCCAGGGTCAGTTGTCCGATGACGGGAGTGGTGAATTTGCGCGCCCGGAAGATCGCGCGTTCGCGGCCAAGGCGCAGGAATTGCTCAACAGCGGCGGGCAGCGTCCGGCCTTTGATGCCCTGTCGCGGCAATATGGCTACCCGCTCTATGGCGCAGATTTGGACCAAGCCATTGCGGCGAATGGGGTTGGCTATCGCATCGGCGTCCCGATGGGCGGGCGGACTGATGCGAACATGCTTGCCCCGATCGCAAATTCCAGCATCGGGCAGGCGCTTGGCGCGGCGGCTGATACCGGGGCAATGGGACTGTCGGACGAGATCGCTGGCATTGTCGGCGGGGATAGCATCGGCGACGTTCTGGCGGGGCAGGGCGAGGCGCAGCGCCGCGCGCAGTTGCTCAAGGAGGCAGGCGCGGAAGAATATCCGGTCGCCAACATCGTGGGAAGCCTGACCGGGGGCGTCACTGGCGCAGCGGGCATCGGCAAACTGGCAGGCAGGCAGATCGCGGGCGATGCCGCGTTCGGAGCGGTCTATGGTGCTGGCAGTGAAAATGAGAACAGACTTGGCGGCGCGGCACTGGGCGGCGTGGCGGCTGGGGCGGGTTCCTATTTCGGCGGGAAACTACTGGACAAGATCGCCAATCGAGCGCCATCGTCATCTGCCAAGGCGTTTGAGACTGCGCAGAATTACGGCATTGACCTGCCACTTGAGGCGACCGGGCGCGGCAAGGCAATCGTTGGCAACACATTGTCGAATATGCCCGGTTCCGCACAGGTGATGCAGGGGAGCCGTGACGCTCTTGCGGATCAGGTTTCTGGTGCCGTTGATGAAGTAGCCGGGGGGTTTGGTCCATCGACCAGCTTCGCGGGCATGGGCGAAGCGGCGCAGACCGGAGCAAGGAAGTGGATCGACAAATTTCAGCGCGTCGCGGCCAAGGTCTACGACGCTATTCCGGTCGATCCGAAGGCGAAAGTCAGCCTGGTTAACACGCGGCGCGGGTTGGACGAAATCACGCAAGGCTTCAAGAGCAACCCGGAATTGTCCAAAATATGGACGGGCCACCCGCGTTTGCGCCAGACATTGGAAGCGTTGACA